AAGAAGAAAGACTTCAACTCGATGCGCAAGTGGGTAGGTGAGAACTCTGACACCGACTCGAGCATCTTGTTTCGACGTCTCTACGATCAAGCCTACGATCTAATCAAGCCTAACAGTATCCCTCAGCTGGTCCTCATTCTCTCGGACTATCAGTACAAGGCGGCGTTCGCTGCAAACCAGGAGATTAACCTCGCGGCGGCTCTGACACACGTCATGGCCGACGTGGAGTTTGTCTAATGTACTACTCAGCCTGGTGCTTGGCTGGAGAGAAAGACTCAGCTAAGAAGTGCGACGGGTGTGACTGTGAGTTCATAAAGGGCACTCGCTACATGAACGTCAAGTTCACGCTTGAGGACGGATCTAACGTCGTGCGCCTCATGAATATCTTCCTCTGTACTACCTGTATAGAGGACTTTAGCGACTTCGTGGAGGGACCTGATGAACCCGTTTGATTACGTCAACGCCATCAACGCTGGGAAGGACATCATCAGAGAGTCCGACTCACGAGAGGCGGCCGAGAAGGGCTACAACCCCTACATGGCTAACATAGCCCTGTCTTACCACCCAGACACCGTCATGTTCGCCAACGAGATGAACGTTAACCACTGGGCAGACCGTCTGCTTCAATATGACTATCTTATAAATACTGTCAGAAAGCGTAAGAGATTTTCTAAGTGGTACAAGCCTGACTCCGAAGAGATAGACCTTATAAAGGAGTACTACGGGGTAGGGCCTGAGATCGCTAAGCAGTATCTAAGAGTCTTATCGGCGGAACAGTTGGCCGACCTGAGAAAAAGAATAATAAAAGGTGGTTGATGATTGAGAACTTCGTTGAGGTGAGACTCAAGGAGAAGGAAGACTTTCTAAAGATAAAGGAGACGCTGACTAGGATCGGCGTCGCTTCTAAGAAAGACAACACTCTCTACCAGTCCTGCCACATACTTCACAAGCAGTCTAGGTACTACATCGTTCACTTCAAGGAGCTGTTTCTCCTTGATGGAAAGACAGCAGATCTGTCTGAGAGTGATATAGGCAGGAGAAACACGATAGCTAAGCTTCTAGCTGAGTGGGACCTTCTGGACATAGTCGACCCGAGTCGCATCCAGGAGCCTCAGACCAGTCTCAGTCAGATCAAGATTATTCCGTTCAAAGAGAAGAACAACTGGACTCTAGAAGCAAAGTACACTATCGGTAAAAAGAAGGGTTGACATCTCTAGGAAGAGATACTATATTATAAGAGTAGTCGCCTAATGGGGCTACGAATCTATGTCTCGCTTAATAGGAGAAAAACATGACAGACTGGCGTACATACAAGTTTGACCACACTTTTGCGGATCTTGACAAGTTCAACAAGTTCTTCGTCGGCTCCGACAAGCTGGTTCAAAAGGTCACAGAGACCGTCGAGCACATCGCTAAGACAGCCGGCTCTACCTTCCCACCTTTCAATCTCAAGAAGACTGACGACAATACCTACGTCATCGAGATGGCGGTTGCTGGCTTCGGCAAGCAAGACGTCGAGCTTACTCTCGAGGACAACAAGTTAGTCATCAAGGGCCAGACTACGGTCGAGACCCTCACCGATGATGGTATTAACGTCCAGTACCTTCACAAGGGTATTGCCGACCGAGCGTTCACTCGCACCTTCTCTCTAGCAGACAACGTAGTAGTCAACAACGCTGCCATGATGAACGGAATCTTGAAGATCTGGCTTGAGCACATCATTCCAGAAGACAAGAAGCCTAAGAAGATTGACATCGCTGACTCAGTAGAACCTGCTAAGAAGACGAAGAAGCAGCTCCTCACCGAGTAATCTCAAACTTTGTTATGATAAAAGAGTGGCTGGGTAACTCCCGGCCACTTACTCATTTCACACGCGTACTAGAAAGAATAATAACAATGCCTAAGATACTTAAAAACATGCTCAAGAAATACAAGAACTACAAGCTATATGCCAAGACCGTCGACGAGCTGTCTGCTCTTTCTGACAAGGACCTCAAGGACATCGGCATCTCGAGGTCTGAGATCAAGTCTGTAGCTACCAGGCAGTACATTCGCAAGGCAAAATAAATATCGCAGAACCTTTATAGGAGAGTGCGATGTTAACTATGGAACAGCTGTCTCGATGCTTTGAGACTGATAAGTCAATTCTAGAGAAGTATCTAGTTCCGCTGATCAAGTGCTTCGACAGATTCGAGATCAACACCTCAGAGAGAATCGCAATGTTTCTCGCTCAAGTTGGTCACGAGTCTGCCGGCCTTAAGACCGTCAAGGAGAACCTGAATTACTCGGCAGAGAGATTGATTCAGGTGTTTCCTAAGTACTTTAGAAACGTCAGCGCGACTTCATACGCTCGGAACCCAGAGAAGATAGCCAACCGAGTCTACGCCAACAGGATGGGAAACGGTCCTGAGGAGTCTGGGGACGGTTGGAAGTACAGGGGGCGCGGAGCCATACAGCTGACCGGAAAAGACAACTACGGTCGATTCGCGAAGTCGATGGGAATGAAGTTAGAAGACGTTCCCGCCTACCTCGAGACTCCAGAGGGAGCCATCATGTCTGCTGGTTGGTTCTGGGACGTCAATAAGCTCAACGAGTCTGCTGACGCCGAAGACGTCGAAGCGTCGACTAGAAAGATCAACGGTGGCGTCAACGGCCTCGACGACCGAAAGAAGCACTACAAGAAGATCAGATCTATAATCGGTTGACAATTTTTTAGATCCTTGATATATTGGTATAGTATTCTCAGCACAGGTGATCATGTCAAGGTTCTACACACACGTCGATCTCGTCCGAAACGAGATCTTGCTCAGGGGCTATCAGAACGGCAAGCGCATTCAAGAGCGAATGCCGTACCGTCCCTACCTCTTCCTTCCTAAGAAGGACGGGCCGTACAAGACTCTCGACGGGGTAGCGGTCGACAAGATCGAGTTTGAGTCGGCTTCAGAGGCGCGCGACTTCATCAAGAAGTACAGCGAGGTCTCTAACTTCTCGTGGTACGGTCTCAACAACTTCCTCTACACCTTCATCTACGACGAGTATCAGGGCGAGATCGACTACGATCCGTCGTTAATCTCCGTCGTCAGCATCGACATCGAGACTCCGACTGACTCTGGCTTTCCAGACCCGCACGTCGCCAATGTCCCCATCAGCAACATCACAGTATCTAAGAACGGCAAGATCGTGGTCTTTGGCTGCGAGTACTACAAGCCTAAGCTCGACAACGTTCACTACGTCATGTGTAAGGACGAGCACGACCTGCTCAGTCGCTTCATCGTCCTGTGGCACAGCGATGAGTGGAAGCCTGACGTCGTGACCGGGTGGAACATCGATGGGTTCGACATTCCATATCTGTACAACCGGTTAGAGCGTGTTCTCGGTGAGCGAGAAGGTCGCAAGCTCTCCCCGTGGGGTTACGTTGAGCAACGAGAGATTATTCGTGGCAAGTCTGCTTCTCGCGGTGGCAAAGGAATTGATGACAGAATTGAAGCGTTTTATGAAATACGTGGTGTATCGTCTCTTGACTACATGGAGCTGTACAAGAAGTTCTCTTTCTCCAACCAGGAGAGCTACTCCCTTAATCACATAGCTAAGGTAGTTCTCGATCAAGAGAAGCTGGACTACTCTGAGTTCAACAGCCTGTATGAGTTCTACAAGAAAGACTACGAGCGGTTCGTGGACTACAACATTCACGACGTCGTTCTCGTCGACAGACTCGAGGACAAGCTCGGCTTTATCAAGCAGGTGTTCGCTCTAGCGTACGACGCCAAGGTGAACTATATGGACACGATGACAACGGTGCGTCCGTGGGACGTCATCATCCACAACTACCTGATGGACAGAAAGATCGTCATTCCGCAGCGGTTAGACTCGAGCGAGGACTTCGACTTAGTCGGGGGGTACGTCAAGGACCCTCAGAACGGAATGCACCAGTGGGTAGTCTCGTTCGACTTGAACTCTCTCTACCCTCACTTGATCATGCAGTACAACATCTCTCCCGAGACGTACGTAGGAAAGCTAGAGGGCTTCTCCATCGAGTCGAGCCTGAAGGGTGTCCATGACTCCTTTCAAAAGGAGATGAAGGAACATAACGTCTGCGTAGCCGCCAACGGCTGTGCCTACACCAAGGAGCGTCACGGCTTCCTCCCTGAGATCATGGAGAAGATGTACAACGACCGCGTCGAGTACAAGAACAAGATGATTGAGGCGAAGAAGCAGTACGAGAAGACTCCCACCAAGGATCTTGAGAAGCTCATCTCTCGCTACCACAACATGCAGTTCGTTAAGAAGATCCAGCTCAACTCAGCCTACGGCGCACTCGGCAACAAGTACTTTCGCTGGTTCGACCTCAAGCACGCCGAGGCTATCACTACCTCCGGTCAGCTCGCGATTAGATACATAGAGAATGAGATCAACGAGTATCTCAACAAGTTGCTCAATACCAAGGAGAAAGACTATGTCATTGCGAGCGATACGGATTCAATCTATATTACTCTTGACGCGCTTGTCGGTCAACTTGGTAAAGACAAACCTGAGACTCTTAAGATCGTCTCCATCATTGATAAATTCTGTCAGGCTAAACTTGAACCGTTTATTGATGATGCTTACGAGCGCCTTGGCCGACGCGTTAATGCCTACTCCCAAAAGATGAGGATGAAGCGCGAGAACATCGCTAACAAGGGTATCTGGACAGCGAAGAAGCGCTACATCCTAAACGTGTATGACCAAGAGGGCGTGGCCTTCACTGAGCCCAAGCTAAAGATGATGGGCATCGAGGCAATCAGGTCCTCTACTCCGGCCTCGTGTAAGGACAACATTAAGAAGGCACTCAAGATCATCATGTCGTCTGACGAGCGAGAGCTCAGGAAGTTCGTAGAAAACTTCAGACGTGAGTTCTCTCAGATGCCGTTCGATGAGGTCGCCTTCCCACGTACGTGCAATAAAATGGCACTTTATGCCGACGCAGCTTCTATATACAAGAAGGGTACTCCTATCCACGTTCGCGGTGCCCTTCTTTATAACAATCTCATCAAGCAGCAGAAGATGGCTGACAAGCTTCCTAGGATCATGAACGG